AGAACATGATCCGCCGCGATCTGGCTGCCGTTCTGGCACTCAAGATTGACTTGGCTGGTCTGTATGGCACTGGCGGTTCTAGCGAGCCTCTGGGTCTGAAGAACACCACCGGCATCAGCACTGAGGACTTCGCCGCTAACACCCCGACTTTTGCCGAGGTTGTTGCACTCGAGTCTGACGTTGCTGGTTCCAACGCTTTGCTTGGCACCCCTGTGTATCTGATGAACTCCGCAATGCGCGGCGCTCTGAAGACTGCAACCAAAGATTCTGGCTCTGGTCAGTTCATCTTTGAGGGTGGCGAAGTCAACGGTTACGCCGGTCTGGTGAGCAACCAAGTTGAAAGCAACGACCTGTGGTTTGGCAACTTCGCTGACCTGCTGATCGGTTACTTCTCCGGCTTGGATCTGATGGTTGATCCTTACACCAACAGCACCAGTGGCACCGTTCGTGTCGTGGCAATGCAGGATGTTGACATGGCTGTGCGTCATGCCGCTTCCTTCTCCCGCGGTAACAACAACCTCTGATAAATGAAAATCCGTATCTTGAAGCAAACAATGCTTGGAGGCACGGTAGTTCGGATTGGGGAAGTCGTTGAGGCTTCCCTCCCTGACTCTCAATACCTAATTGGTCTCGGCAAGGCCGAACAGGTAATTGATGAACCTCCCCAAAAGGAGGAAACTATCGTTGAACCTGAAGCACCATCCTGTCCACCTGTAAAACCCACTAAACGGAGAAAGACCAATGCTGCACAACCTCGGATCTAAGAGCTATTTGGGGACTTTGTTCGCCAATGACTCTCGCACTGCCTCTGCCAACGGCACCGGTTTTGACCTTGAAGGCTCTAACGGAGCTGAAGGCGAAGCCATCATCATTCTTGCTTCTGACGCTGCCAGCGCGGGCACCAACCCAACTCTGGATGTCAAGCTGCAAGAGTCTTCTGATAACAGCACCTTCACTGATATCAGCGGCGCTACTTTCACTCAGGTAACTGATTCTCAAGCCCTTGAGAAAATCAGCATCAACACCAACGATGTGAAGCGTTACCTGCGTGCAGTCGGCACCATCGGCGGCACCAGCTCCCCCGCCTTCACCTACGCGGTTGCTCTTGTCTACGGCAAGAAGTACGACTGATCATGGCTATTCAAGATACCTTCGCTTTCCTTGACACCAACGAGTTTGGCAGCACTTGTCAGATCGGTGATGGCGATGAATTCGTGGGTATCTTGGATTCCCCAATGGAAGTTATCGCGGGGGGTATGGCGCTAACTCGGGAGTATTTGCTTACAGCGAAAACTTCTGACGTAAGCTCTGCCTCTCGTGGTACTTCTATCACCGTTGGATCTGACGATTACACAGTGCGTGAAAATCGCCCTGTTGATGACGGCATCTTTTCTGAACTGCTACTGAGCAAGGACTGATGGCGGACACACGGCGCGAGCAAATTTTGTCACGCATCAAGACAAACCTTGATGCCATTACAACTGCCACTGTTTACCGCTCGCGTGTAGAGCCTCTAGCGCGTGGCGAGGTGCCGGCAATCATCCTTGAGCCTGTTAATGACCAGCCCAATGACACCAACTTCTATGACAAGTTGGATTGGACTATGCGCGTGCGGGTAACAACATTTGTGCGTGCAGATGTGCCTGACGACAATAGCGATGCTTTTACACAATTAGTACATGAGGAAATAATGGATGACCCGACATGTAACGGCCTTGCATTAGATGTGACGCCTGATCGTACGGACTTCAATATGTATGAGGCGGACGTGCCTTTAGGTGTTGTGAGCCAAGACTTTTTAGTGCGTTATCGTAGTAGCAGGGACGATCTAACTTCTGCATAATGAGCAAGGAACAACCCAATCCTGGCGTGGGCGGCAGCTACCTGTTTGACCCCGAATCAGGTGAACTTACACTGATCACAAAGACCCCCACACCAAAAGACAATGGCACTAACTCGGAAGGTATTCCTCCTAGCGGAGGAGGAGTCGACGTACGGGACTGACCCGACTCCTGTTGGTGGCACCAACGCAATTCAAGTCTTCAACATTTCGCTTGCACCGACCGAGTCGGACAACGTACAAGCTGCTGCATTCCAAGGTTTTTTAGGAAACAGCTCACGCGGCACTTTGGTTGCCAACAAACGTGTTTCTGCAACCTTTGATGTAGAGATTGGCGGCAGTGGCGCTGCAGGTACTGCGCCTGCTTTTGGCCCTCTGTTGAAGGCTTGTGGCCTGTCTGAAACTATTGTTTCCAGCACCAGCGTCACCTACGCCCCCGTCAGCGCAAGCTTTGACTCTTGCACCATCTACTGCTTCTACGATGGTACACGCCATGTGTTGACCGGCTGCCGTGGCAGCGTGACCTTCAATTTCACTGCTGGTCAATTCCCAGTTGCCTCGTTCAACTTTATTGGCATCTACAACAACCCTGCCGACACTGCGCTGAGCGGCACCTTCACTGTCGCTAATCAAGCGGCTGCGCTTGAGGTCAACAACACCAACTTGACCACTGCAACTTTCTACGGCGAAACCTCGCAGCGGATTGAGTCCTTTGACTTTGCTCTTAATAACGAGCTGACCTACAAAGAGACTGCTAGCAGCCAAGAGGTGTTGATCATCAACCGCGCCCCTGGCGGCACTGCTGTGATTGAGGCACCTGCAATTGGAACTACTGATTATTTTGAGGATGTTCGCGGTGTCGCTACCGCTAGCAGCAGCCTTGTGCTGGGTGCTACTGCAGGTAATATCACCACGCTGACGATGGCGCAAACAGATGTCACGGGTATATCCTACGGTGACACTAATGGCGTTATTTCTCTGAGCATGCCGTATTTGGCTCTGCCTACGACGGCTGGCAACAACGAGATGAGCCTCGTCTTCACCTAAACCCAATGGCATTCGTCCTCAAGAAGGTCTCTACTTACAAATGGCCGGTTGAAGTCAGCGTTCCTGTTGACGGCGGCAAATTCAAGAAAGAGACCTTCACGGCTGTTTTCAAAAAGATGTCACGATCGGCCTTCAACGATCTGATTGATATGGGCGATGACGCTCTTGTTGATGAGATTATTGAAGGCTGGGAAGGCATTAAAGATGAAGACGGCGAGGAGGTGCCGTTTTGCTCAGGTACTAAGAAGGAGTTGTTTGACGACCCTTATGTGCTGCGTGCACTGATTGAGTCGTACACCAACAGCATCACTGGAGCACCTGAAAAAAACTAGAGGCCGCAGCTCAGTATTGGGCAACGGGCGGCGTAATTGATGACCGCGAGGTCAGTCTGAGGGCTCTAGGTGCTTCTGAGGAGCAGATTTTGGCTGCAAAGCTAGAGGCTGTACAGGAGGACTTTGAGGTGTGGGATGAGAACTGGGAGGCAATGATGATGTTTCTCAGAATGCAGACCCAGTGGAACGTCAGTATGAGCGGTCTTGTTGGCTTGAACTATCAAGCGCTTGAGACCCTGATTCGTCTGTACAAGATTGAAGAGCCGCTTGAGCTATTTGAGAAGGTGCAGGTGATTGAGCGTGCAGCGCTCGTTAAGATGAACAGCAAGAGGGCAAGCTGATGGCGACACAAGCAAAGACCCAGCTACAAATTGCGGTCAAGGCTACAGGCGTTGCTGGCCTTTCAAAGCTGAAGAGTGCGCTGCAGTCAGTCAATAATATTGCCAAGCAATCCAGTGTAAATTTCAACAAGATTGGCGCTGAGTTAAACAAGACGAACCAAACGATGGTTCGCAGCGTCAACAATGTTACCAAGCTGAAAACAAGTTACGAAGAGTTAGCGCGGTCAGTTAAATTTGGATCACAGCAGTTCAAAGACGCAACTGCGCAAGCGAAGAAGCTAGATAAAGAACTAGCCAAGATGGAGAAACGTCGCCCTGGTGGGGGCGGCTTGCGTGGTGCTGCACAGACTGCAGGTACTGTTGCTGGTGCTGGCGTGTTCGGTGGCCCTGAGGGCGCTGCTGGCGCTTTAATTGGCGCAGGTGTTGGCGGCCCTGCAGGGGCAATCGTCGGTGGTGCTATTGGCGCACAAGTCGGGCAGCTGCGTCAAGCGCTAGGGGCAACAGCTGAGTATGCGGCTGAATTATCCAAGCTACGCATTGCTCTTGAGGGCGTTTCAGCGACTCAGAGAGAATATCAAAGAGGCTTAAAATTTATCACGCAAAGCACTAAAGACTTTGCAATACCTCAATCAATTCTGACTAAACAGTTTACAAAATTACAGGCTTCAGTAAGTGGTGCGGGCGGCACCGTTAAGGATACAGAAGTAGCCTTTAAGGGCATTGTTGCAGCAGTTCGCGCTACTGGCGGCTCATTGCAAGACGTTGATTCAGCCCTAACAGCAACCGCACAGGTGTTTAGTAAGGGCAAAGTAAGCGCTGAGGAACTTAGGCAACAAATTGGTGAACGCTTGCCAGGCGCATTTACTTTGTTTGCCGAGTCAATGGGCAAAACGCCCGCTGAACTTGATAAAGCACTTGAAAAGGGCGAGGTTAGGCTTGAAGATTTCATGAAATTCGCTGAAGATCTTTTTAAGCGATATGGAGAAACCGCGCAAGAAATAGCAGACGGCCCTGATGCCGCTGGTGACAGACTGAAGGTTGTTCTAGAAGAGTTAAATGAAGAGACTGGCAAGCTCTTAAAGCCGATGGGCGCAAGTTTCCAACAATTTTCCGAGGATGTCGCGAGATTTTTGACAAAAGTTGTGTCAAAGGTAAACGAAACAATACGCGCCGTTCAAGAATTTTCACGACAAAGATATAAACGGGAAATTATACAATATGGCCGAGATAGCTTCGCAGGTCAATATGCAGCCAATATGCTTGCGGTGCTTGAGGAAGAAATGGGCCTGACGGGCGGATTTATTGGTCCTCAGGTTCCAGATAGGCTCTTGCAAACTGACTTCAAAGGTGCAAAAGATGAGGAAGAGCCTGAAGCTAAAGCCAGTAGGAGAGGCCGAGGTCGCCAAGACATTTCCTTTGCTTTGCGTCAGGCAAGAATTGCTGTTATTCAAGAGGAAAATGCAGAAAGAAGACTTGCACTACAATTTGAAGCAAAGCTTCTTGAAATTGCAGAGTCTCAAAGCTTAGAAAACGAAAGGGCGGTCAAGCTGCAGCAGGCGCTGAAAGACTTGAGTGATGGCAGGGCAAAGATTGAAGAAAAAAGAGCAAGAGATGAGGCAAAACGCGCTAAAGAATTAAAAGCCTTTTACGACTCATTCAAGATAAAAACAGGCGAATTTGATATGAATGCTAAGGCTGAAGGGCCGAAGACTCCGTTTGATATGTTGCGTCAGGGCGCTGACGAGTTCACGGACAGCCTTAAGGGTGCGCTGGGCGCGGCCAAGGAGTTGGCAACTGTTGGCCTGCAAGGCATCAGCGATGGCATCACAAACCTTGTTGTTAATGGCACGCTGAACTTCCGTGAGTTTGCAGCCAGCCTGTTACGCGATATGGCACGCATCATCATGCAGCAGGTTGTGATGAAGTCGCTTATGCAGGCGATCGGATTTGGCGGTGGTGGTGTTGACGCTTCTCAATTCCAGCTTGCTAATCCACGGCAGTTTGATGTGTCAATGCTTGGCGCCCCTAAATTTGCCAAAGGCGGCATCACACGCGGCGTGAGCATTGCTGGTGAGGCTGGCCCCGAGGCAATCGTGCCCCTGCCTGACGGTCGCACTATCCCAGTTAAAATGCAGGGTGAGGGCGCCAAAGTCATCGTGAATGTTGATGCGCAAGGCACAGCAGTTCAAGGTGATACACCAGGCGCTAATCGTCTTGGCGAAGCTATTGGCACTGCCGTCCGTCAAGAGCTGCTGAAGCAGAAACGTCCTGGAGGCTTGCTCGCATAATGGCTACTTTTGACGACAGCACGGTTGGCACTACAACTGGCGCTACGACGCCTGATTTTGGCGCACGCCGTAAAAGCCAGCCCAAAGTTCGTACTGCCAAGTTTGGTGACGGCTACGAGCAGCGCATTGCCTTTGGGATCAATCAAGACCCTAAGACTTGGGATCTGCGCTGGTCTGCACTAAGCAACAGCAACGCTGACGCTATTGAGACGTTTTTTGAAGCACGCAATGGGGTTGAATCTTTTGACTGGAGCCCTATAGAAGACAGCAGCACCTACAAGTGGGTGTGTCGCCAGTGGCAGCGGGAGCACCAGTATGCCGACATCAGCGTCATTACAGCCACCTTTGAAGAGGTGTTTGAACCGTAAATGGCCTTCACTGCTTGGACTGCTAGCACTGCATTTGCTGTTGGTGACGTTCGCCGTGCCACAACGGTCCAAAGCAGCGGACTTGTGTTCCGTTGCACGGTCGCTGGCAACAGTGCGACAACGGAGCCTTCGCCATGGCCAATTGTCCGTGGAATTACGGTTGAAGACGGCACTGTCACATGGGAAGCCGTAAGTTCCGTTGGCGAGGAACTGAACAAGATGGCGCCAAGCGCTGTCATTGAGCTGTTTGAGCTAGACGGCACAGCTAGCAGTATTGGCGTAGATCAGATTTATCGCTTTCATGCCGGCGTCAATCAAGACATTGATGGCGACATTGTTTGGAACAGCAACACCTATAGCCGGTATCCGATTGAGGCCAACGGGTTTGAGTACGAGGGCCAAGGCCAGCTACCGCGCCCACAAATCACAATCAGCAACATTTTGAGTTTGGCGACAACTCTTGTTGTTGATCACAACGACCTTGTAGGAGCGACGGTTACAAGGATTAGGACGCTGAAGAAATACCTTGACGCTGCCAACTTTACAAGCGGCACAAACGCCGATGCTGATCCCTACGCCGAGTTTGCACGAGAGGTTTACATCGTTGACCGCAAGAGCCTTGAGAACCGTGATGTTGTGAGCTTTGAGCTAGCTGCCACGTTTGATGTCGCAGGCGTCAAGTTGCCGCGTCGTCAAATAATCCAAAACATTTGCCCCTGGACTTACAAGGGTGAAGGCTGCGGCTATTCAGGCTCTAATTTCTTTGACATCAACGATCAACCTGTTAATGACTCAGCTGACGATGTTTGCTCGCATCGCCTTAGCGGTTGTGAGGCTCGGTTTGGAGCAACCAATGAGTTGCCTTATGGCGGCTTCCCAAGCGCTGGTCTGATTGGATGAACAAGGCTACGCAGGCAGCTGCTGAAGCGCATGCTAAGGAAGACGCGCCGGCTGAGTCCTGTGGGCTTGTCGTGATTGTTAAGGGGCGCGAGCGGTATTGGAAATGCAACAACATTGCAACTGAGGAAGACCAGTTTGTGCTTGACCCGCACGACTACGCAGCTGCAGATGACGCAGGCGAGATTGTTGCTCTTGTGCATTCGCATCCCAACTGCCACCCCAAAGCGAGCATGGCCGACACTGCTGCGATGGAGGCATCTGGCCTGCCCTGGTCAATCTATGGCGTTGCAGTTGATCGCTGGAAGCATTACCGCCCTACCGGATACAAGACACCGCTAGTTGGCCGTGAGTGGTGCTACGGGACGCTTGATTGCTATGCCCTAGCCCGCGATTGGTATAAGGAAAACATGCAGCTTGAGCTGTCCGATTACGAGCGACACGGCGAGTGGTGGAACAAGGGCATGAACACTTTTGTTGACAATTTCAAAAACGAGGACTTTGTTGCTGTTGACCCTGAGTCGGAACCACAGGCCGGTGATGCACTGTTGATGCAACTGCAGTCGCCAGTACCGTCACATGTTGCAATTTATTTGGGTGATGACCTGATTATTCATCACATGCGCGATCGGCTGTCTAGCAGAGATGTGCTCAGTGGTTACTATATGAAAAATGTCACCCACATCTTGCGTCATAGGAGTCGGCTATGAAAAAGATTGTGCTGCGTGGTGAGTTAGGTAAGAAGTTCGGCCGCGTACATGTATATGAGCTAAATACGCCTGCGGAAGCTATTAGGGCGCTTTCTGCTAATTACGAAGGGTTTCACAAGGAGTTGTCAGAAGCCGGCGACCGAGGTATTGGGTACATGGTGCATGTGGGTAAAGACCCTATGCAGTCACTTGACGAGATTGACAATCCAACCGGCCGTTTAGAGGAGATCAGCATTACACCTGTTTTGCAAGGTGCTGGCGGTGGCGTTGGCAAGATCTTTGCAGGGATCGGCTTGATCGCAGCTGCAATTCTGCTTGGCCCTGCAGGCGCTGGCTTCCTTGGCTTAGGCGCAGGCGGCTTTTTGACTGCGGGTGTTTCTAGCGCTGTTGGCTATATCGGTACTTCACTGATCCTTGGCGGTACGGCGCAGCTCCTGTCCCCCACTATCAGCGACAGCCCTGGCAGCTTTGGCACCACTAGCCCCAGTCGCGCACGCGCTCGCGATTCATTTACACCAGAGAACAACGAGATTGCAGACAACCGCGCTTCTTATATCTTCAACGGTGCGGTCAACCTGACAGCGCAAGGCAACCCCGTTCCTATTTTGTATGGCCGCATGAGAGTAGGTAGCGTGGTTATATCAGCAGGCTTGAGCGTAGAGGACATCTAATGCAGAAATATATTGTCGGTGCTGGTGGCGGCAAAAAGAAAAAGAGCAATCCAAGGCCCGCGCCCGTTGTACAGCAAACCGTTGTTGTGCAGCAGGCCGCCCCTGTTATTCCGCAGGCAAGTGATGATGCGAATACGCTTTTTAGTAAGTCAAGCGTAAGAGTTATTGATCTTATCAGCGAAGGTGAGATTGAAGGCTTTGTAGATGCCGATGGTCGCAAATCAATTCTGCTAGATGACACTGTTATCAGAAATGCAGATGATACTGACAACTTTGTCTATGACAACTTTGAGTTTCGCGCTGGCACGCAAGATCAGAATTACATCTCAGGCTTCCCTAACACTGAATCTGTAACAAGCGTCGGCGCATCAGTTGGGAACGATGTCGGTGATTCGGTTGTTCGCACGATCACTGATCCTGACGCTGATGCCTTGATTGTTACGGTCGCAATTCCTCAGCTGTTTGTTGTCAGCAACGGCCTGAAGAAGACCACAATGGAATACGCCATTGATATTCAGCCTAGTGGTGGGTCTTATACCGCCGAAGTAGAAGCAACTGTCAACGGTAAATGCACTAGCGCGTATGAAAGATCGCATCGCATTGAGCTGACTGGGTCTGCGCCTTGGAATATACGCCTTAGAAGAACAGCTGGTGCTCACGATGGCACCACCAATTTTAGGCAGCTGCAGTTTGCAAGCTTCACGCAAATCATTGACGGCAAGCTGCGTTACCCGCTGTCTGCTTTGGTTGGGCTGCGGTTTGAGGCAACACAATTTCAGCAAGTCCCAACGCGGGCTTATGACGTTAAGGGCATCAAGGTACAGATCCCAAGCAACGCCACGGTTGATAGCGCCACGGGCAGGCTGACCTATAGCGGTGTTTGGGACGGCACATTTCAGACTGCATGGTGCGCAGACCCTGCTTGGATCTTGCGTGACCTAATAACTTCTTCTCGTTATGGCTTAGGGCGTTTTGTCACTACCTCGCAAGTAGACAAGTGGTCACTTTTAGAAATTAGTAAATACTGTAATGAGCTTGTTGATGATGGTTTTGGCGGCCAGGAGGCCAGATTCCTTTGCAACGTCTATCTGCAATCACGCGACGAGGCGTTCAACGTCATTCAAGACTTTGCGTCAATTTTCCGTGGCATGGCCTATTGGTCAGCCGGACAAATTGCATTTTCGCAAGACCGTCCTAGCGACCCTGTAGCCCTGTTCACTAATGCCAACGTCATTGAGGGCAACTTTAATTACGAGGGCAGCTCACTTAAAGCACGACATACCGTTGCGCTAGTCACTTGGGTTGACCCTGACAGTGGCTTTGAACAGCAAGTTGAGTACGTTTCCGATGAAGATGCAATTTCTAAGTACGGAATCATTGAGATCCGCACCGCTGCATTCGGTTGCACAAGTCGCGGGCAGGCCAACAGAGCTGGCAAGTGGTTGCTGTATCAAGAGCAAAACGAGACGCAGACCTGCACGTTCAAAGTTGGCCTTGATGGCGCGATTGTGCGCCCTGGTCAGATTATCAAGGTCATGGATAGCGTCCGCGCAGGCGCTCGCAAGGCCGGCCGCATCTCAGCTGCAAGCGGCACAACAATCACGATTGATTCTGCAATCACTGTCAGCGACGGCGACACGCTGAGTGTTGTTCTGCCTGACGGCAGCGTTGAGCAGCGCACGATTGACACCGATAGCACTGGCGCGTCTATTTCCATTGGCACTGCGTTTAGCCAAACCCCAGCAGCACAAACGGTTTACTTGATTGAAACCACAACTCTCAACGCTCAGCTATTCCGCGTACTCAGCATCGTTGAGGATGATGAACTTTATACAATCATTGCGCTGGAGCACA